CGCAGGCGGCTCTCCCTCCCTCTTTCCTTCCTTGGGGGATCCCCTACCAGAGGCAACCTCTCCCAGAGGGCCCGTCTATGCCAGGCGGGTCCTCAATTTAGGTGTAGAGAGGGGGAGTGTCCACTTGCTCTTGCGGCGGTGTGTATCATTCCCCGCATGGCAAACGGAAAAGACGTCGCGCTCGTAGAGGGCAAGTCGCCAGTTGGAGGAATGGTCCCGAAGTACATCAAGCAGAAGGGGCTGCTCCTGCGGATGGTGATGCTTGCCCGTCACGGGATGTCTCGACCTCAGATCTCGAAGGCTGTGGGCCTGCATCCGGACACGATCTACATCTGGAAGGACCAGGCAGAAAAGCGTCCGGAGGATTATCCCCTACTTGCCCGGTGGTGGGGGTTGATGCAACGTGCAGAGGCGCAGTTCGAGAAGCAGCTGGTGGACAAGATCACGGATACCGCGGTGTCCACCCAACCGAATACGTGGCAGGCTGCCGCGTGGATGCTCGAACGACGAGATCCTGAGTCCTGGGGCCGGCGTGACAAGACGGAAGTCAGGCACACGACGGATAAACCTCTACAACAGGTGAACACGCTTGTCCTCATCGACGCAGACGCAAGAGACGCTTCAAGAGATTTCCTCCGAAGAGTTACGGGCGCTAGCCCAGACCTCGCCCTCGGGCCTGGCGTTCGTGACGAATCAGAGAAACCACCCGCAGAATAGGTGGATCCATGCTCGCCACGTTGACTACTTGGACGAGAAGCTCGTCAAACTCGCTGCGGGTGTGTATCGTGATGAGGGTTACTTCGGTATCATCGTGGAGGAACCCCCACGCCACGGGAAGTCTGAGCTGTGTTCGCACTACTTTCCATCTTGGTATCTAGGAGCACAACCAGACAATAGGGTAATCCTCATCTCATACGAGGAGACCTTCGCTACGTCATGGGGGCGGAAGGTCAGGGATACCCTTGATGAGTGGGGTCCGCCGTTCTTCAACATCGCAGTGGACCCAAAAATGCGGTCTGCAGGCGCGTGGAACATCCAGGGCCACCGCGGGGGGATGTATACAGCGGGTGCTCTTGGGTCTGTTACCGGGCGTGGGGCCAACGTTTTCGTGGTGGATGACCCAATCAAGAACTACGTCGAGGCGCAGTCACCTACGCTCAGGGATCGTACCTGGAATAACTGGAAGCAGACGCTGCGCACACGTGCAGAACCAGGTTGTGTCGCACTCGTTATCGGCACGAGGTGGCACGAGGACGACCTGATCGGGCGGCTGATCGAGGAGATGCACTCAGATCCGGGCGCAGACCAGTGGATTATCGTCAGATTGCCTGCCCTTGCGGAGGAACCTGACGAGGACTACCCGGAACCCGACCCTCTAGGCAGGAAAGTGGGAGAGCCGTTGTTTCCGGAACGGTGGCCTGTCGAGTCTCTACGGCCACACATGAGCAATATCCTCACCTGGAACGCGCTCTACCAGCAGCGACCGGCTCCGATGGAAGGTGCCCTGTTCAAGGAGGAGTGGTTCGAGGTCGTGCCTGTGCCATCCGGGCGATTCAAGCGGCTGATTCGATTCTGGGACACAGCTGCCTCTGATCCCAAGGAGTTCGAGGATCCAGACTGGACTGTGGGGTTGCTTTTGGGAGAGCACGCGGACGGGTTATACTACGTCCTCGACGTAGCGCGGTTCCGCAAGGAGGCAGGGAAGGTTGAGAAAGAACTCCGCAGGGTCACGAACGGAGACAGGCCAGGTACGCGGTTTCGCATGGCTCAAGAACCCGGATCGCAGGGTAAGCTTTACATTCGCTCGGTCGCAAGGTCTGTGTTCCGTGGAAGGCCGTTCCGTGGAGTCAGGGAAACTGGAGATAAGATTCTCCGGGCGGAAACTACGGCGGATGCTGCAGAGCGTGGGGAGATCAAGCTTATTCGTGGTGCCTGGAACAGAGACTTCCTGCGTGAGGTGCGTCAGTTCCCCTTCGGCGTCCATGATGACCAGGTTGACGCGCTATCTGGGGCATATCAAGAGATGACCAAGCGAGGAAAGGCTATGGTGTCGTGGTAGACGATCTCACCTGGGCGCACAAGGCCTTCGAGAGGCCAACGCTGAAAAGCCACTACAGGGTCTGTGTCAGGTACTATGACGGCGTTACTCCCATGGCCTACGCCACGGACAAGTTTCGCTCCGTCTTCTTCCAGGTTTTCGGCCAGTACAGAGAGAATCTGTGCGCGCCAGTCGTGGATTCCCTGCGTGACCGCCTCAAGGTGCTCGGGTTCAGGTCGAATCAGGCGGAGATGTCCGGAGAATCGAACACGTCCCCCCTTGGTGTGCAGTTCCAGACGACGAAACTGCAGGACGACGAGGCTGAGAGAGCGTGGGACATCTGGACGGAGAATCGCATGGATCTGCGCTCTGTCGAGGTGCATGAGGAGTCTCTGAAGTGTGGCGACGGTTACTTGATTGTCTGGCCACGAGACGACGGGTATCCGGAGTTGGTTTCGCAGTACGCGGATGAGATGCGGGTCCAGTACGCGTCGAACAACTCCAAGGAGATTACCCGCGCCTCGAAGATGTGGTGGGACGAGGATGAGGAGTATCTCCGCCTCAACATCTACACGCCCTTGGAGATCAAGAAGTATGCCTCGAGGCGCGAACACAGCACAGAGCTGCCTTCAAACCCAGACGGGTGGAGGACGTATGAGGCGCCGATCCCCAATCCATACAATCGGGTGCCTGTCTTCCACTTCCCCAACAAGAACGAGGGGACGTATGGCACATCCGAGATCCGTGAGGTTATCCACATCCAGGACGGTCTCAACAAGTCGGTAATCGATATGCTCGTAGCGATGGAGTTCGCAGCCTACAAGCAGCGGTATGCCGTCGGGTACGAGGTCGAACTGGACCCGGACACAGGTGAGCCCGTCGACCAGAATGCGAAGAACTACGGTGCTGATCGCATGATGGCCTTCCCGGACCCGGATTCCAAGGTCGGGCAGTTCGACGCAACGGACCTGACCCAGTTCCTCAAGGTGCAGGATAAGTTCTGGCAGGCTGCGTCACGTGTGAGCGGAACACCGCTGCATTACTTCTTCATCACCCAAGGGGACTTCCCGTCAGGCGAAGCAATCAAGTCAGCGGAGGGGCGCTTCATCACCAAGATCGGCAATCGTCAGACGGCGAACGGCAACATCTGGGAGGATGCTGTCAAGTTCGCCATGAAAATTGAAGGAGGGGTAGCAGACGATCTCGTCCTCAATACTCTCTGGAAAGATGCCACACCACGATCTGAGGCTGAACTGGCAGACACAGCAGTCAAGAAGAAGGCTGTCGGTGTGCCGCGCTCCCAGATCCTCCGTGAGCTCGGGTACTCAGAGGAAGAGATCGTCAACATGATTGCCGAGTCTGATTCCGAGCAGCTCGTCAAGATGGAGCGAGAGGCAGAACTCGCCCAGCAGATGAACCCTGAGCCGACTGGCGACCAGGGCAGGTCACGACAAGGAGTTCCAGGAGGAGGATAGATGGCTACGTATAACAAGCACAACGACTTCGTGGAGCAGCTCGGGTTGGCAAAGCACAACCTGAACACGGACACGCAGAAGGTGCTGCTGACGAACACGGCACCAACGGCTGCGAACTCGATCAAAGGTGATCTGACCGAGATCGGTGCCGGCAACGGGTACACCGCAGGTGGCGAGGACTCACAGAACACGTGGGCCGAGTCGTCTGGTACGGGAACAGAGACAGCGACCAAGATCGTGTGGACGGCTGCAGGCGGGACAATCGGACCGTTCCGCTACGCAGATCTCTACAACGACACCCAGACGTCCCCTGCAGACCCGCTGATCGCCTGGTGGGACTACGGATCTGCTGTCACGTTGCAGATCGGTGAGACGTTCTCGTGGAAGCCGAACAACTCCGACACGACCGGCACGGTCTTCACAATCGCATGACCCAAGAAGAGACACAGTTCATGTTCGAGTGTTGCCGAAAGGCACACGAGGAAGGCACCCTCGTCATGCGATCTGAGGACCACGTGGGCGCACTGCCGGGCATGGTCATTCGGAGGTGCCCCACGTGTGGGCGTCGTCACTTCGAGATGGACGCAGAGCCCGGGCACTTCGCAGTCAAACTGACCTAAGGGGGTCTTCGCTATGAGACGCTACATCTCCACGTTTCTAGGTGCAGTCACAACTGCACTTGTTTACTGCGCCATTGCTATGGGTGCACCAGCTGCAATTTTCACAGGGGACTTCACAGGCCAGCAGGCGTTCAACGATCCCATCGTCTCTCCTGGAGTGAGGAGCGCCCATGAGCATTGCTTCTACGGCGTTGCTCCTGTCAATCAGACAGAGACAGAAGCAACTCTGAAGGATGCTGACCATACTTCCTTCTGGGACGTGGGTGACAATCACACGGCCGTCTGGATTCCTTGCGTCTACGAGAACGGTGTACTGCTTCAGCCGTACGTTGGAGGTCAGGATCGGGACATCCTCGCCTATTACCAGCCGATCTCTGGTACAGAGTGCCTGCCTCCGGAAAACGGTGCGCAAGGTGTGACGCATGAGGTTACCTGGCGAGGCCAGTTGAACTCAGGCACGATCACTACAGCTCCACCTACGAACTCTGTCGATGGGTCGCTCGTTCTTATCGCTTTCTTCCGCGGTGGGCGTGACCTCGGCGTCTCCTGCTTCCCCACTGTCAAGACGTACATTAGGTTCCAGGTAGGCGCAGGTCCTATCGGGCACCTGACGTTCGGTGGTCCTGTCGCAGGAGTGGACGGAGCGAGTGACGATCCGGCGTTCGTCCATCTCGACTACAAGTACGGTCACCAGGACTCCTTCTTCCGCTCGTTCCTCGACCAGTGCGTGATCCCTGGTCGCGCCTGTGGTACGAATCCGACGTTCTAGAGAGTAATGGCACTACTCGCTGGAACCTGCTACGACCCGTCGTCTGCGGCGACAAAGGCTACGAGTTCGCTTCTTGCGCTGACTGCGCTCGATACGACTAACCTGCGCCATACGATCACAGCGCCAGCGAACGGAATCGTCATGGCGAGACTTGCGACCTGCCTGCACGGTGCCGTAGATCAACCTGCCGTCCTGCTTGGTGTCTTGGATGGATCGACTGTCCGAGGGCGGCAGGTTCCTGTTATCGCAGGGCGGCCTGCAGGTAACGCAAGCGGCAAGGTTGGCATCGAGTGTCTGTTTCCAATCACAGGCCTGACGCCTAGCAACAGTTACACCCTGGATGCTGCCTACGCGGTGGAGGCGATTATTGCCTCTACAAACATCAAGTACGGTGGGCCGAATAACACGACGAGCAACGATGCTTGGGGCGGGTTCTGCTACGAGATCTGGGAAGCGAAGAATCTTCTCGCAGCGAAGATGTACGACCCCTCGACAGCAGCCTCACACGCTACGTCCTCACTGACCGCTATGACGGCGCTCGACACGACGAACCTAAGAAACACGTTCACGACTGCAGCGTCAGGTCCAGGCTCAACTTCAGTGCTTGTCCGCATCCGTGGAGGTTCCTACCAGGGCGCGACAGGTACGCCCGGTGTCCTCTTCGGAGTCCTTGACGGGTCAACAGTCAAAGGCCGTGTGCCTCACAACCTCGGCGGACAGAGCATCAATGGTACTGCCACAACGACGATGCAGAGAGCAGTCAACGCAGCCTTTGTTGTCACGGGCCTGACAGCGAATACCTCATACACCTGGGATCTCGCTATGAGCGTCGACTTCGTAGTTGCATCCTCGACGTTCCGCTATGGAGGTCCCAACAACACGACGGCTGACGATTGCTGGGGAGGCCTCGCCTACGAGATCTGGAAGGCCTGAGTGTCCTCCATAGGCTTTGAAGCAATCTCAGTTCTACAGGACGATGCTGCTGTCAGTTATGAACTCGATGCACAGCCCGGATCCTACGCACTCACAGGGACAGCAGCATCACTCGTAACCGGGTACATGGTCAATGCTGCACCTGGATCCTATGCGATCACAGGGGTAGTCGCAGGCCTCACTAAAGAATACCCTCTGAACGCAGCACCTGGGTCCTACTCGATCTCAGGTGTGGCAAACGGGTTCGCACGGACCTACGTGCTCAATGCCCAGCCCGGGTCGTACGCAGTCGCTGGGAGCAATGCGACTCTTGCACGAGGCCTGTTCATCGATGCTGCACCCGGGTCGTACGCTGTCACAGGCTTCGCTGCAACGCTCGCACGTGGGTACTTCGTCAACGCTCAGCCTGGAGCGTATGCTGTCACAGGTTTCGCCGCGACGCTTGGGCGAGGTCTCTTCATCGACGCACAGCCCGGGTCCTACCTGGTCACGGGGTTTGTTGCTCAGGTCGTGCGAGGTCTCTCCCTCTCTGCTGACCCTGGGTCCTACGCCTACAACGGGTTCGCTGCGTCTCTCATCTACACGCCAGTCACAGGTGCGTACGTCCTCGACGCACAGCCTGGATCGTACGCAGTGGTCGGTATGAACGCAGGACTCATCGCGGATAGGATCCTCAACGCACAATCGGGCGTCTACGCGTTGACGGGATTCCAGGCAGCAGTACTCGCAACGCGTCTCCTCAACGCAGCGCCCGGGACGTACGTGCTCACGGGATCGTCTGCGTCTGTCGTCGTGGGACGCGTCCTCAATGCAGCACCTGGTGCCATCGTCATCTCGGGAGTAGCAGCATCTCTAGTAACCGGTCGGGTGCTGCAGGCGCAGCCTGGCACGTATCTGATTACTGGTGCTCCTGCATCACTCGTCTACGCTCAGATCGGCGAGACGTTCATGCTCAATGCTGCACCTGGCGTCTACGCTATTGTTGGCCTCGACACAGGGAACCCGTTCGCTCCTCCGCCTGTCCTGGAAGGTGACCTCGAGGCAGAGGTTCAGAAAGCATCACTCGACGCAACGACAGGTGGAGACCTTGAGGCTACAGTGAGGAAGGTATCTACAGACGCAGATGTCGAGGGTGATCTTGAAGCTACAGTCAGGAAGGTGGTGGAATGAGTACGATCACAGCGGACAAAGGGTTCGACAACGTCTTCGAGTTCGAGGTGCCGATTGCTCTTGTCTCAGGTTCGGACAAGTTCTGGTTCACTGCAAAGCACCGCTACTCGGATGCGGACGCTGACGCGGTCATCAAGAAGGGCCTCAACACGTCCTTCGGGAATCAGATCGCTGTCACCTCAGCAGGCCCTCCTGGCAAGTTTCAGGTCTTGCTCGATGAGGCAGACACAGCGAACCTTGAGGTTGACTCTCTCCTCTACGACGTGAAGGTGCAGCCTCAGTCGTCTGGACGTGGGCAGCAGGTGCAGAGAGGAGTCATGCGGATCCGCAAGACAGTTACTCGGTCGACTTCCTAGTAGAGTCTCTTCCAAGGAGTTGAGGGTAGGCGCAAGTTCAACTACTCTAGCGCGTAGAAAGGAGAGTCATTTTGACCGATCCGTTTCATCTCATCCATCTCGAAGCCGACCCAGGTGGTGGCGGAGATGGGGGTGGCGATCCAGATCCAGGAGATCCAACGCCGCCTGAGCCCCAGGAGGGCACCCCTGGTCCACAGGACGATCCGAAGGACGAGGAGATCAAAGGCCTCCGCAAGGAATCCGGGAAGTACCGAACCGAACTCCGCAAGGCGCAGGCCAAGATCGAAGAGCTCGAAGCCAAGGACAAGACGGAACTCGAAAGAGCTCAGGAGGGCAATGTGAAGGCCAAGGAACGTGCAGACTCGCTCGCGGAGCGCAACAGGCTCCTCACAGCGAGGCTCATCGCCGGCGACCTAGGTGTCGATCCGGACGCACGTGCAGATGCGGCCCGCCTGCTCGACTGGGACTCAATCGAGGACCCGGAGGACGAGTCCCAGGTGGAAGAGGCTCTGCGTGACCTCGTGGACAAGCGCCCGTACCTGCTCGGCAGGACTGCAGGAGGTGCGGATGCTGGTGCCGGAAGGACTCGTCAATCTGGTCAGGGTGGCGACAGCATGAACGATCTGATTCGTGCTGGAGCAGGAAGGGCGTAATCCGACCAGGAGCTAGAGATGCCTTACAACAACGTCATCTCACGCTCGAACGTCTCTGCGCTGATTCCGGACGAAGTTGCGTCCGAGGTCATCCAGAACGTTGCAGATCAGTCGGCTGCCTTGGCCCTGTTTCGCCGGGTGACGATGGGATCCAACCAGCAGCGCATGCCAGTTCTTGCTGCTCTGCCCACGGCCTATTTCGTCAACGGCGACACCGGACTCAAGCAGACGACCGAAATGGCGTGGGACAACAAGTTCCTGAACGCCGAAGAGATCGCAGCCATCGTTCCGATCCCGGAAGCAGTGCTCGATGACTCGTCCTTCGATGTTTGGGCCGAGATCCGACCACGTCTCGAGGAGGCCATTGGGCGCACGCTCGACGCGGCCATCTTCTTCGGGACCAACAAGCCGGCCTCGTGGCCTTCGGACGTCGTCACGGCGGCCATCGCAGCCGGCAACGCGTACACCAGGGGTACGGCAACCGCCGCCCAGGGTGGACTCGCGGAAGACATCAACCAGACGATGGCGCTTGTCGAGGCCGACGGGTACGCACCCAACGGGTTCGTTACTCGCACGACCTACAAGTCCAGGCTGCGCTCCGCTCGTGACACGACGGGGCAGAAGCTGCTCGACGTCTCGAACACGACCATCGAGGGCGAAACGCTTATGTACGTCATGCCGGGTCTGTGGCCTCTTGGCGCAGCGTCGGCAGAGATGTTCATCGGTGACTTCACGCAGGGGATTCTTGCCGTGAGGCAGGATATCACCTACAAGATCCTCGATCAGGCCGTGATTCAGGACAACGTCGGTGCCATCCAGTACAACCTGCCTCAGCAGGATATGGTCGCGCTCCGCGTCGTGGCGCGATTCGCTTGGCAGGTGCCGAATCCGATCAACTACGAGCAGGGCACGGAAGCTTCGCGCTACCCGTTCGCCGTGCTCAGGGCGCCGTAGTAGGAAGGGGACGAAGACATGGCAACCGTACAGATCCTCGTCACCAATCCGACGTCCGCAAACGTCACTGTCAACGCCAAGGTGGCCGTCGCTCGAAAGACGACTCAGCTTGGGTTGGACGACACGACCACCGAGGCCGAGCAGTTCCTCGCTGCGAAGTGCGTCCTTCAGTCCGTGTCCGCAACTGCAGGCCTGTCCGACAGGCTCGCGGCGGCGTTCCGGCACTTGCGACAGCAGCATCTGCAGTAGATGGCACTTACGCCGGAAGAGCAGCGGGCGCTCGACTATCGAGCGTCCGCTCGGCGTAGGTTCGCCTTCGCTCGATCCCTGCAGAGTAAGTTGAGGGCGCCGGGAGGACCAGCAAGGCAAGTGAGGGAACGTTGGGAGCCGATCATCAACCGAAACAAGGAGTTCACAAGTGGGAAGCGAGTACTCTGAGACAGCAGTAGACGAGATCGACTTCTCGTCGCTCTCGGATGACCAGCTTCAGGACATTGTGGACAACGACGAGCGCTCCACTGCTCGGGACAAGGCTCAGGCAGAGCTGAATCGCCGCGAAAGCGCCGACGACAGCGATGCCGCAGAGTCGAGCTCCGCGGGCGATAAGGGGTTCTCCGTTACGTCTGCAACGAGTCCTGACGATCCCATCGAACGCGCCGAGGCACTCGGCATCAACAGCGAAGGCATCAATCTCGATCCCGATGCCGGCCAGCTGGCGGTGCAGGACTACTTCGACGCGGTCGAGGAGTCGGGCGTCATCCCGCCCACCGGGGGTCCCCCGGACGACTCACTCACGGTGGCGAAGGTCACCGAGCGTGAGGCTGCCGACAAGGCCGCTCGCCGTGAGGCGCAGGAAGAGGCCGTAGGCAAGTGACTGAAGCTGAGGCTCGGGGCAGGATCATGTTGTTCGCCGATGGCGACACTGAACCTGCCCTGAGTCCTGAGGACCTCGACGTTCTTGTCTCCATGTGTTCGACTGTGGACAAGAACGGGG